TATTTCAGGAACTCCCGGAGAAGTAATCGAAGTATTTTCTAAAATGTCTAAAGCGTCTGACGCTAAGACACCTCAAGGAGATATCAATTACTACCCAACAGTAATCAAAAATAAATCTAACTACATCTACTGGATGGACCACAACACAGGTGGAACCAATTGGGGAACTGCAGCAACAGGAACAACTTTCACTGCTGTAGCTGATCCAGCGCTAGAATCACTTTCGGGTGGTGTTGCGGGATCTACTGTAACTGACGGTCAATTAAAAACAGCATACGAAAAATTTTCTGATGCTGAAACAGTTGATGTTGGTTTAATTATTGCAGGTCCAAGTGGAAGTACAACTCACGTTGATAATCTTATTACTATTGCAGAAAGTAGAAAAGATGCAATTGTGTTTGCTTCTCCACAAAGATCAGACGTAGTTAATATCACAAACTCAAATACTCAGACAACTAACGTTATCGGTTTCTTTGATTTGATTAGATCATCAAGTTATGTTCTATTCGATAGTGGTTACAAATATGCATACGACAGATACAGTGACGTATATAGATATGTTCCACTAAACGGTGATACAGCTGGTCTAGCTGCTAGAACTGATTTAGTTGCAGACTCTTGGTACTCACCTGCTGGATTTAACAGAGGTGTAATCAGAGGTGCAGTTAAACTAGCATACAATCCAACAAAATCACAAAGAGATGAACTTTATCCTAAGAGAATCAACCCAGTTGCTTCTTTCCCAGGACAAGGTACAGTCTTATTCGGTGACAAAACTGGATTAACTTCACCATCTGCGTTTGACAGAATCAATGTAAGAAGACTTTTCATTGTTTTAGAAAAGGCTATCTCAACAGCTTCTAAATTCCAATTGTTTGAGTTCAATGATGAATTTACAAGAGCGAACTTTAGAAATATAGTTGAGCCATTCTTACGTGAAGTACAAGGTAGACGTGGTATCACAGACTTTTTAGTAGTGTGTGATGAAACTAACAACACAGGTGATGTAATTGATAGAAATGAGTTTATTGCTGAGATATTTATTAAACCAGCAAGAAGTATCAACTTTATTACATTACAATTCATCGCAACCAGAACTGGCGTTTCATTTGATGAAGTCGCAGGTTAATAGTAGAGAAGGAGAAATAAAATCATGGCAAATATAAATGACTTCAAAGCTAAACTTGCTGGCGGTGGCGCTAGAGCCAATCAGTTTAAGGTAACAATGCCTTTCCCTGGTTACGCACAAGTTGGCGGAGAAATAGAAGAACTGGCGTTTTTATGTCGGGCAACATCAATTCCATCTATGGAAGTAGGAACTATTCCTGTTCCCTTTAGAGGAAGAGCTGTTAAAATAGCTGGAGACAGAACCATTCCTAGTTGGTCGGTTACAGCATACAATGATACTAACTTTAAGTTAAGAAATGCTTTCGAAAGATGGCAGAATGGTATCAATAATATGACTGATAATGAAGGATTAACAAATCCTGTTGACTACCAAGTGGATGCGTTTTTAGACCATCTTGACAGAAACGGTAATACGATTAAATCATATACATTGAGAGGTGCTTTCCCAACTTCAATAGGAGCAATCAGTTTAGACTATGACGAACAAACTGCGATTGAACAATTTGAAGTTACGTTTGAGTACCAATACTTTGAAACTAATACAACTACTTAATAGTTTTAAAGGGGGCGTAAAAACCCCCTTTCAAAACTTGTATAAGTAGTAGTATAACAGGAGAATATTATGGCTGAATTATTTGGCTTCTCGATAACACGATTAAAGAAACAAGCTGATCCAAAACAAAGTTTTGCGACTGCACAAGCAGATGACGGTACACAAACTGTTTCCGCTGGTGGTCACTTTGGTTCGTACTTGGATATGGAAGGTACTGCTAAAACAGAGCAGGACTTAATTCGTAGATATAGAGAAATCGCAATACACCCCGAGTGTGACATGGCAATAGAAGATATTGTTAATGAAGCTATCGTGGCTAATGAGTTGAAAGATGCCGTAAGAGTTAATCTAATAGATTTACCTTATGGAAAAGATATAAGAAGAAAAATAGAAGATGAGTTCCAAGAAGTTTTAAGATTATTAAACTTCAATACAAAGGGACATGATATTTTTAGAAGATGGTACGTTGACGGAAGAATTTTCTATCAAAAAGTTATTGATAGAGAAAGTCCTAAAAAAGGTATCACCGAATTAAAATACCTTGATCCACGTAAAATCAAAAAGATTAGAGAAGTAAGAAAGAAAAGACCTGATGTACCTAGTCCATCAGCGTTGAATAGTCTTGCTGTTGTAGATGAATTTGTTGAATATTTTTTATTTAATGAAAGAGGTCTATCTGGTACTACCGGTCAAAGTGGTATGAAGATTGCACCTGATACAATAGCTTTCTGTCCATCAGGATTAATTGACCAAAACAAAAACATGGTGTTGTCTTATTTACATAAGGCGATCAAACCAGTTAATCAATTAAGAATGATTGAAGATGCTGTAGTTATCTATCGTATAGCTAGAGCACCTGAAAGAAGAATATTTAAGATTGATGTAGGTAACTTACCAAAAGTAAAAGCTGAACAATATTTAAGAGATGTTATGGCTCGTTATAGAAACAAATTAGTTTATGACGCAAACACAGGTGAGATCAGAGATGATAGAAACTATATGTCAATGTTGGAAGACTTCTGGTTACCAAGTAGAGAAGGTGGTCGTGGTACAGATATTACTACATTACCTGGTGGTCAAAACTTAGGTGAGATAACTGACGTAGAATATTTTAGAGCGAAATTATATCGTTCTCTAAATGTTCCTGTAAGTCGTTTAGAATCATCTTCGGGTTTTAATCTAGGTAGAGCTTCAGAAATTACAAGAGATGAATTGAAATTTACGAAGTTTGTACAAAGATTAAGAAAGAAATTTACTGAACTGTTCAATGATATTTTAAGAACGCAATTAGTCTTAAAAGGTATCATCGCTGAAACAGATTGGTATACAATTAGAGATACATTACAATATGATTTTCTACAAGATGGTCATTTCGCAGAATTGAAACAGACTGAATTGTTAAGAGAAAGATTAGCCTTAGCAAATGAGATGAGAGATTACGTAGGTAAGTTTTTCTCAGTAGAATATATTAGAAAAAATGTATTAAAACAAAATGATAGAGAAATTGAAACTATGGATAAACAAATTAAAACAGAAATTAAAACTGGTATTATCCAAGACCCAATGGCTCAAGTATCAAACAATGATGAAAATATAGGAGAAACAAATGAGTGATGAAGTAAAAAACTTTATAGATAAAATTCAAGCTGGTGATAATGCTTCAGCTGGAGATGCATTCAAAGATGCATTAAGAGCTAAAGTAGGAGACTCTTTAGACAATCATAGAAAAGAAATTGCAAGTAGTTTATTTAATGGAATAGAAGCTGAACCGCATAGTGACCCAAAACCTCATGTTGCTGATGTTGGAACTTTTACTCAATCTGGTAAAGTAGTTACTAGAGATGGTTTGGATGGTGAGGCAGAACTTGATTTATCTGTTGGAGCTGATGATAATGCAGATCAGTAGTATCGTAAAAGAAAATCTTTTAATCGATTCTAAATCATTTAATGGATTAACTCCATTAATGAAAGAAGCAATTACAGACTTTTTCAAAATAGTAGAAAAAGAAACTGGAAATATTATACAAAAGGTTGATAACGCTGTAACAAAAGTAGCAAGTTTTCATAATATAGATACAAACACAGTTTATGAATATTTTGATAAAGAAACATTAGAACAATTAGGAGAAAAATAAATGTCAACTTTCATAGTAAAAGGAGTGGTAGTAACCAATCCAAGTTTAAATAATATTGGTAAAGCACGATTCGTTAGAGTTGTTGCAACTGCTGGAACAGTAACAGGAGAAGTAAGATCATTAGATAGTACTGTACTAGGTAATTTTTATTTACATGCTGCAGGAGATTCTGTTATTATAGAAAAAGCACCAGATGATAAAATTACATCAGCTACTTCAAAAGTAACTGCTGTAGGATCACCTAGAAGTTAATATGGCTGATACAGTAACAACACAAACAATCACAGATACTTCTGGTATTAAGTACGTAGTTAAACTTACAAACTTATCAGATGGTACTGGAGAAACTTTAGTTAACAAAGTTGATGCATCAACAACAACATTTATGACTGAAGATGGTACTAGAAAATTATCTAAAATTTGGTATTCAATTAATACTAACAATAACAAGTCTGGTATAGAACTAATATGGGACGGTGTTACTGATTCCACTGCAGTACTTTTATCAGGTCAAGGTTATTGGGACCTAAGAGTAACCGGAAACGAAATTCCAAACAATGCAACAACACCAACGGGTGATGTTTTACTATCAACAAAGAATTTTGTAAGTGGTGATAATTATACGATTATAGTAGAGTTTAGGTAAAAAATATTATAAATATTACAAAGAGAGAGAATTTATGAAGTTAATATCCGAAGAAGTACAAAATGCCGAATACCTGATCGAGGAAAAAAACGGTAAAAAAGAATATAAGATTAAGGGTGTATTCTTACAATCAAATATTAAAAATAAAAATGGAAGAGTCTATCCTAGAGAAATCTTGGTTAGAGAAGTGAATAGATACACTAAAGAATTTATCAATAAAAATAGAGCTTTTGGCGAGTTAGGGCATCCTGATGGACCAACGGTAAACTTGGAGAGAGTTTGTCATATGGTGAAATCATTAACACCTAATGGCGATGATTTTATTGGTGAAGCAAAAATAATGGACACGCCTTATGGTAAGATTGTAAAAGGTCTTATTGATGAGGGTGCTCAACTAGGGGTTTCTAGTAGGGGTATGGGTTCGATTATTAATAGAAATGGTATAAACTTTGTTAAAGATGACTTTTATCTTGCCACAGCAGCTGATATTGTTGCTGATCCCTCTGCGCCAGACGCCTTTGTTGAAGGTATTATGGAGAGTAGAGAGTGGACTTGGGATAACGGTATACTTAAACAGGTTGATTTAGAGGCTTGGAAACAACAAGTACGGGCTGCTAAACAAAGAAGTTTAGAAGAAACTAAACTAAAAATCTTTGAATCATTTCTTAAAAAACTCTAATCTTATAAATATCTGTACAAGAGAAATTTATAAACGTTTATAAATCAAAAGGAGATTTCTAATGGCCGAAACAAAAAATATTGAGGCGGTAGAAGCAAAAGTAGTGGCTGAG